GACCAGTGAATTAAAAATGTAAGAACCCGTGTCCACAAAGGTTTCTGTGTCGTCGATGTCTGATGCGAGTTGGGTATAGTCATCGCCAATCTCTTTTACAATTTCTTTTAAAAAATCCATTAAATAACAAATCCAAATTCTTCGCGTGCTACTTTTTTATAGTTATCAGGATTAGTTTCTCTGATTTTTTTGATTGTGTTAATTTTTTGGTAGAGTGCAGCATCTCCACCAAGTCTCAACGCACTTACAATAGTTGCAAGTTCTTTATCGTTAATAGGTAGGTCCATTATCCAAAAAACATTTCTAGGTTTACAGTTTTCTCAACACTCCAACCAATGGCGTCAAGAATAGTTTTTACAGGTTCAACAAAACTTTTATTGAATTGTAGATCATAATCAATATACTTATCAAGATTAAGTTCTTTGGGGAAGTCCTGAATGAATGAGATAACATTTTCTCTCAGTGGATTTGGTTCCTTTAAATAACAGAACTTGATCTTTTCCCCGTTATTGATGAGTGAATATTTATTAGTTAGTTTTTTATCCGTTATATAATGATTGAATAGGAGCGCACCCCTAACATGAATAGGAGTTCCCTTTGAGTAAATAAATGTTCTACACTCATACTTTTTAACATTAGATATAGATCTAGGAAATGAGATCATCTCGGGTGGGAGTGCATTAAATTCCTTTCTACTTTTATCAATAAACTCAATTACATTATCCTCAGTTCCCGTCATCATAAGTTTCAGTGCGCCTTTAATCATAGCACGACAAGGAGCAGGTGTGGATGACTTAACTGCCTCAATTCCCATAATCTTTAGTTTGGGTTCTGCATATGCAACACCTTCACTATTCCAGACATTAAGGATGTATCTCTTCTTAGCAGTCCAGATACCACGATCAGCAATATTTTCTCTTTTCATAAACATTTTTTGATCATAAGCATTGACATAATCTGCTAGATCCTTATAACTCCTATCAATAAATGGTTCAATCTGATCTTGACATGCCTTATCAAGAAATTCTACCACTTTAGATTTATCAGTTGCCCCATTAGGAAATACTTTGTCAACAAGAGGTCCAAGATGTAGATAGATAGAATCAGTATCAGATGCAATAACATAGTCCTTGCTATCGGTCTTTAAAATGTTATTGAGATATGAATTTACTCTGTTCTCAATCCAACGGATGGAGACTTGTCCAGAGAGGGTAATTGCTTCGGCGTTAGCAAGTTTATAGTAACGAAAATATTGATTGCCAATAGCACCATAGGCAGAGTTAAGGGCGATCTTCTTAGCCATTTGAATATTGTTACAACGTGCAATTTCCTTCTCCAATTTTTTAGTAGGGGTTTTCTCGTATTCTTGTTTAGCTTTAAGCATCTTCTTTTTGAAGATTACTCTCTCACTATACATCTTATCCATAAGTTCTGGCAAGAACCCACGAGTGTCTTTACGATACATAGACCCATTAGCACACACTGCATTGTCCTTGTATGCTTCAAAATCTATTTCTTCATTAAGTATTCTATTAACGGTAGCCGATGGGTGCCTGGTATCTTGTAAGGTCTCTGGGGATATGTTGTATTGCATAATAAGGTGAGGGTACAAAGAGTTAAGGTCAAAAGACACAACCCAGTCATACTTTCCAGGAATCGGTTCCTTGACATAAGCACCTGCATACTTTTCATTTTTATCTGACTTGACTTTAGGGGGAATAACAATATCCCTACTCTTCAAGTAATTATAAATGATAGTATCCCACATTCTTACTTGATAGAACACATCTTCATAATTAACTTTGGCATCATATGCCATAGTCAATGCAAGTTCAATCAACTTCATCTTGTCTTCCAATCGGTCAACAAGTTCAACGTCAATGATATTATATTCTACAAACTTTTGCCAACCCTGAGTATAAAAATCCTTAAAAGTTTCAAACTCCGAGTGATCCAACTTCTGTTGACCCAACTCAACATTTGCAATATGATCTAGTCTATAAGACTCTTGATTAGTATAGGTAAACTTCTTATAAAGATCTATATAATCTAACTGAGAAACTCCACCAATATCATAAGATAATTGCTTCCTACCCTGAATATAAATCTCCTGCTCAGTGACAAGTCCCCAAGGAGAAAGTCTCTTCATCAACTTCTCACCAAGAATTCTGTCAATACGACGAACCAAATATGGGATATCATATAGTTTACTGTTCCAACCAGTAACAACCTCAGGAGTATTATCAATCCACCAAGCGATAAAATCATTCAGCAAATCATATTCATTATTAAACTGCTTGTAATAGTGATTACCCTGCTTTAATTTGAATGGACCTTGACCCCAAGTAATAATTTCCTTAGTAGTATAATCCTGAAGGGTAATAAGAAGAATTTCTTCGGCAGCAGATTCTGGATCTGGGAATCCGTTTTCAGATTTAACCTCAATATCAATGGTAGATAGCATGATCTTACTAATATCAAACTTAATCTCTTTTTCAGAATACTTCTCAGAGATATATTGATAAATGAATCGCTCATTACCATAGACCTTAAATCCTTGTACGCCATCATATCTTTTAATGAACTCTCGACACTCATGCACAGTGCCAGGCTTGACTGCCTCAACGTGTTCACCATTAAGAGTCCTATAGAACGTCTTTTTTTGAGAAGGCACAAAAAGAGTCGGGTTCCACTTCTCGCGGGTTGTGAAGCGTTCACCGTCTTCATAACCCCTAACGAGGAACTGATTCCCGACCATCTGGACGTTCGTATAGAATCTCACTTAGTCAAACTAACGTACAGTTCCCGTATTCTATCAGTAGGTTCGGCAATGGTCAAGATCTTATCAGAATGAATTTTGAATTTTTGATCTTTGGTGAGATCCCCCAACCAATTTTGAAGAGTCCCATCAGGCATAATATTAAAGGGGTTTACCAGAACACAATCTGGTTCACCAAGATCAGCAGATGGTGCTTCTTCTAATACTGAGATTAGAGTTCCGCCAGTTTGAAAGATAATAATTTTAGGATCCATATCAGCAGTCCTCACAACTATCAGTTACTACCATAGATTGACTTTGACCTTCTTCCTCTTCTTTAAGAATGTCAACCAGATACATTCGATGAAGTTCATTGACTGGATCAACAAAAGTTACAATCCAATCAAGAGGAACTGGGAATTTATACCCTTTACCTAAAGCGATCCAAGGGCTCAATTTGATTTCAAAAGATGCACCTTCTTCACTGACTTCAGGATCACCAGTATTTACTACACAAGGTTTGTTAAAGAAATAACCAACTACTTTATCCTCAAGAAGCATCTCCTCAACATCAGTAATTATTTGATCTCCTGTCTTTACGACAGCTAGTTTTATTGCCATAATTAATTGTTATTTAATGTTATATTAGCACGAAAAAGAAAAGTGGGCAAGGATTGATTCTGACCAACCCCGCCCAGTATGGCGACGATATTTGGGATGTCCCCGCGATTATTTATAGGTAATTTTTACGAGCATGATGATCAGGAACAACTTTGCCAAGATCAATACTTAGTAACCCATCCTCAAAAGTAACTGATCTAACTTCCGTATCATCACTGAGCGTCCATGCTCGGGTGAAAGATCGTTGAGCCAGTCCTCTATGAGCGTATTCGATATCTTCTTTTGATTCTTTTTGTCCTTCAACAAAAAGTTTTCCGTATTCTGTGTAGACATTTACATCTTCTGTTTTAAATCCCGCAAGTGCAATCTCTAAACGAGATTCTACATTACTAACTTGAATCAAATTATATGGGGGGTAATTAGTATTAGTCTCATGTAGTGTATATAAACGATCAAAGTATTCGTTCATACCAATGCTATTGCGATGAACACGATCCAAAAATTGGTCGATGTTAGACGCACCATACCTAGTAAGGTCAGTCATTTTTAGCTCCTTTAAAGCGAGTTTATGTTGTGTGGACCCCGAAGGCATCCAATACTATTTAACAATAAACTTGCACAAAAGACAATCGGGGTTACCGAATACTTTTGCAGTATTAACCGTTCTCAAGAGTATAGTCTGCTAGCATAGCAAACAATTGCATTTTAAGTTTTAGTAAATATTCTTGTTCTTCGGCAGGTCTTGCTGGAGAACCAGGCCACATTCGTATTGAATAGCAGATATGATCATACATCATACGAACATCTTCTATTTTTAGAAATAGATTATAGTCATACTCAGATTCCCAACCTATTTCTTCCACTTTATTCTGTCGATTCAGGTTTTTTCTTAGATCCAATATTATACTTCTGCTCCAAAATCCAATCATTCTTATCTTTATAAGACAGAACTTTAATCTGATTTAAAGGAGCAATATCAATAATACTATCAACGTCTACTAAACTTATCAAACCCCAATCACAGAGGAGTCTTGCAATCCTATTTCTTCTCTGAACATCATTTATAGTAAGATTTGCATGTTTGCCGTCTAGCGCAAACAGTTCCTTAAAATGTGTGATGTAATACCTACCTTGCTTATGCAAAATATGGCAAGATTGATAAAGTTTTTTCTCTTTACGAGATGCAACTCCAATACGGGTCAACGTCTCACGAACCTTTAAAAAATCATCAGGTTCATTCAACATAACTTCAACCATCATCTCAGGTGTCCAGTTTACCTGGGGTTCAATACTGTGTGTCATGTTCCACCAATGTCAAGTCTTTGCTTAATAAAATCGATTTGATCCTTTGACAAGATCTTCAGTGCCTGCATTGCCTTCTCATTACTATATCCATAGTATTGCTTAACAATATCAAGATCATTAATCTTATCCTTTCGGAGCCAAGGAGAAAACCGTTTACGCTTTCTCAGTGTATTTATATAAAAAGCATATTGCATGTCCTTACTTAAATGAGAGTTTTTGTTCATCTCATTAGTAAAAAGAATGCAGTCCAGATGACCAGATAGACATCTATTCACAATAAACGAAGGATATGATTTAATATCCTCAGATAGATCTTCCTTTGTTTGGTTGATAGAATTCAACCAATCTTTTAGTTCCATTATTCTTGATAATAATCGGGCAATAAATCTTTAGATATACTTGCAGAGACTCCAACAATAGTCACACCAGGATTCTCTGCTTTTGCAATCTCTCTAGCATCCTGGAAGTCTTGCGCCTCGTAGGACTCCATCCAAAATTTCCCTGTTTTGTACA